TTGCTTCGTTCTTCTGGATGATGAACTGGGGCACCCGTGTAACTGCTGCTGCAATCAATGCTTTATCTTGAAACCCGTGGTTATGGATATAGTCAAAGGCGTTGTGAAGATGTAGTTTTTTGGTTCGTCAAAAAGTATCTTCCACGTCATAAACTTGATATCACAGTTAATCATCGTGGTCTTCTTCGTGAAGGTGTGCATGGGTTGTGTACTGCGATGGATTCTGACTATCGTCCAAGAGAATTTGAAATTGAGATGCACAACCGTCTTGATGTTGACAAGTACTTTACTATCCTTCTACACGAACTGTGGCACGTTTATCAACACGTTAAGGGTCATCTTAAGGATAAGGGAGAGAAACGCTATTGGAGGGGCATAGATCACTCTTATACGAAGTATTCTGACCAACCATGGGAACAAGAAGCAAGAGAGATGGAAGTAAAACTCTATCATTTATATCTTGGTCTTGATTCTAATTCTTTTGATAAAAACACAATTCTTTCCAATCGCTTGACAGGTTCATGAATTCCATGTAGACTACCTTTGTTCCGGTTAATAGACAAGCTTTAAGTACACTAAGAGATTATGATTACCAAGACTAAAACTGAATTCATTTGTGTAAAACCAAAGAGTAAAAAAGCAAAGAATCGTTTTGCTAATTTAATGAATGGATTGCATTCTTGTCGTATTGAAAAGCGTGAAGATGGTAAGATGTTCGTTGCATCTATTAGTGGAAAATACTTCTTTTGGATGCGTGAGTGTAATGACGATCATTGGGACGTTGTTAAATAATCAAAATTATAAATTGAGGTTTTAATTACATGTATGATCAGAACACTATTCAAGATAATGAAACTAAGCAAGAGAAGTGGAATCGTGGTTTAGACCTGTTTGTTGAAAGTGTACTAAAACCTGATCCACAACTTCGTCAATGTGCTCATAATCAACTTTGTTATCATGAGCTCATGAACGTTCGTGATGATGTGCTAGAGTATTTGAAAACAAAAAGATGTCCAGTATGAATAGTTATTCTGAACAACGTAAAGAACGTTTGAGTGAAGTAATATTTGATTATTTGTCTGATGAAAACACGACACCAGATGAATTATTGTGTGACTTAATTGAAGAAGTCAAAGATGTATATGACTATTATAATAAGTATGCAACCAAATGTAAAAAAGTCTTAGATATGTTGTCTAATAATAACATTCTAGAAACTACTGATACTAAAGATTGGGAAGAATTCTGGAGTTCCTGTAAATCTGAAGAAAACTAAATTATTGTGTTATAATATCAACACAAATAAGTTAAACAGAGGTTTCGATGACATTACCTTCAAAGAGCAAGAAACTTGATAAAAATGAAATCAATAGTATAGAAAATGCAGTAAAGGAAGCAGGTATTCAACAAATTCATCCAGAAAAAATGGAAGCATTTGCTGAACATATGGTTGAAAAACTCAAAGGTTCTGGTAAATCTCATGAAGATTGACACTTCCCTCTTGACTTAACAGTTAAGGGGGATTATTCTTATGGAACAAAATTACTCACCTTGAAACTGTCCTAGTAACACAGGCACTACGTTATGATCACGCTCCGCCCACATCAGAAACGCATTCTTAACAGTATGCTTGCCTATGACAAAGGTCAAGTCATTGTGCCTACCGGTGGTGGCAAGACTCTCTGTATGATTCAGGATGTTGTGGAGAATTGTAAGTATATTGACAACGGAATGACGACAGTTGTTGTTGCTCCGCGTATTCTGTTGGCAGAACAACTGTGCTCCGAATTTCTTGAGTTGATTGATACAACTCACGCACATATAATGCACGTTCATAGTGGTGAAACGGACCATTATTCTACAACTAAAGCAGATGATATTCATGTCTTTGCTAACACTGCTCGTGCAGTGGGTGAGAACGTTATCATCTTCACCTCTTATCATTCGCTCCATCGTGTTATGGAAGCAGACATTGAGGTGGACAACATCTATTTTGATGAAGCACACAACAGTGTGCAGAAGAACTTCTTTCCTGCGACTGAGTTCTTTGCTAATGAAGCAAATCGCTGCTATTTCTTTACTGCAACACCCAAACATTCCCTTGCTGCTTCTAAACCAGGCATGAATTGGTCTGTTTATGGTCAGGTTCTCTGCAATGTTCCTGCTCCTGAGTTGGTCAAACAGGGTTACATTCTCCCTCCTAAAGTTGTAGTCAAGCAACTGCCTATGATCAAAGGTCGTAAGGTTATGTTTGCTGATGATTGTGACAATCTCATCGAAACCATCGATGACAACGACATCGACAAAACTTTGATCTGTGCTCGCACAACAAAGCAAATCATCAACCTTTTGACTCACTCTGACTTCTGTGCTGAGTTGTATCAACGTGGTTATTCTTGGATGACAATCACAGCGAAGACAGGTGCAATCATCGATGGTAAGAAAGTCAATCGTGACGTATTCTTTGACACCCTGAATACTTGGGGTAAGGACAAAACCAAGAAATTTGTTGTTCTTCACCACTCTATCCTGTCTGAAGGTATCAACGTTAGTGGTCTTGAGGCTGTTATCTTCATGCGGAACATGAACTACATTGGTATCAGCCAAAGTATCGGACGAGTTATCAGACTTGGTGGAAGTGAGAAGACATTTGGTTTAGTTTGTATTCCAACTTATGACCGAGTTGGTATCAGCACTGCTAAGAAAGTTCAGGCAGTTGTTGATGTTGTATTCAATCAGGGTCAACCCGCTATCAGTGAAATCCGTCGCTAATTTATCATGAAAAAATCTATTATTACAATGGAAGATGCATTGGATAGGTTATCTGAAATCAAACCATCAAGTGCAAAAAAGATTGAAATCTATGCACAACGTTGCTACTATGATTTCATGAACCCTGCCATTATTGACTGGTGGAAGACTAAAAGAAACGACAAAGATGTTGTGAGGGCTATCACCAGACCTTTTTATGATCTAGTTCATGCTTGCTCTGTTTCCACAGGATTGATTACAAAAACTGCATTTGAGAAACTACAAAGCAACAAGAAATTTGTTGCAACGAAAGACCATTGTTTTCGCCCACAAAATACATACCAATACATGTTAGATAACCGTGAAAGTTTTTGCGAGTTCTCTATGTTCCGCAAATGGTACATAATGTGTTGTTCTACTATTCTTGTTGTTGGTAAAGAGAACGACTTTTTGAGTGTGGAGGGTATTGATAACCGATGTGGGTCATATATTATTAAAGTTTCTACAGATCAGCAGTATATTCATGCTGGTTTTGATCTATACTCTTACAGCACACATCGTAAATGGAAAGATAGAACTCTTAAATTAGAGTCAAATCTAGTTGATGCTCCACAGGAATTGTTGGAGTATGAGAAAAAGTTTACTCCTATGGATACTGTATGAAACTAATACAACAAAAGAGCGACATTCTAGACCCTAAACCTGTAGAGCAAGGGTTCATCGTTGGAAAATATGATGATCCTATGATGTATGCAGCAGTTCCCATTAGTGGTAGTACTGTACAATTAGCAGTAGTTCATCAAGCAAATGTTCTCAAAGTCTGTCGCAATCGTCAGTCTGCATTAAACTTTATAGATAGACATCGGAAGAAAAAGTCTGTTGCTAAACTGCCACTATGAAAAAAGTAGAGTCTCAAAAAACAACGTTGACACTTGCCCATGAGCAAGTAGATAACTTAACCAAACTACTTGAAGATAATGAATACAAAACATTTTTGTATCATCATCTCATCCCTGTCAAATATGAGTTGCAAAGACAACTCTCCAACTTGACTAACACCTCACCTTATACTAAAATCAAGGAGTAATTTACACAAACTAATGACCAAGTATCTTTACATTGTTGAGCACTTTGTTCCTTTTCCGCAGTCTGAATATGGTGGGTTATGGAATGTAGTTGCGGAACATGATGACGAATGTTTTGACTTGATTGTAAATAGTGATGATGGTTTCAATCAACCACACTACAACCGCCTTCGTGGGAATATCATGAAAGCACTAACTTATGCTCTAGCAGAAGATCTTGACTCCTGTATTGTTGAAGAGTTTACTACCTGATGATTGAACTACCCCCTGATTTCATTCATGAACCACCAGAAGGTTACTCCTATGAGGTTACAGAGCATCGAAAAAATATGCTTGCTATTTGGATTATTAACCATGGTATGTTCTCTTATACTGACACACCACCTCAGTCAATCTGGGGTTTCTACAGTAGAACAAAGAGATGCTATCATGCGCCTATTAACTCCACCAAGCACGGAGATAAGGTAGATATATCTAATACTCGACCTTACACTGCGATGCAGTTAAATCTTAACCCTTTAATGGCAGCGTTCTCATGAAGTATATTCCTCAAGTTGATGACTATGTTCGGTGGAAATCTGATCACATAAACGTTGAGGGTTGGGTATATTTTTATGATGAAATGTATATTACAATTGAAACTGGCATTAAACCAAAACCCAATTGTCAATACACAAAGAATGAAAGACACAAGTATATTCACACACTCTTATTATGCTTTCCAAAACAATGGAAAGAATTAGAATACGTTTATACAAGAAAAAATCGTTATGCTGAAACTGTGGAAGATATGGAAGTATTCATTAGGGAGTTTTAGTGATGATAAAACAAAACCTTATGACAATTATGTTGCTATCATTCGCAGCATCATATTCGTCAGTCTACTCACTACTAATATGGTTAT